GTCAATGGCTTGGGTAACTTCACCAGCGCCACGTTGGAAAGCGTAGACTTTATCTAGCGCTTCAAAGCGAGAAGCGCGGGTAGCCTTTGTGAGAGCGCCATACATAGCATCAACATCTAATGTTGGTAATTGCTTTACTAACTGAGCCTCAGTTAAAGGCATAGGAATTACATAGTTAGTTCCATCAAGGCCCTCAATAGGTGTTACTTTGCCACCTACTGGACCGCCTGTTGCTGGGTCAATAGCGCCTGTATAGGCTCGCTCACGAATTAGATTCCTAGCGCGATCTCTAGCGCCAGTAAATCTACCTAAAGCAGTGCGTACATCGGCTGCATTAGTAAAACCCATTTGACGAGCAATAGTTGTAAACAACTCATCTTCGATTTCTTGATAAGCCCTGGCTCTTGCAACATCATCAGTAGCCATTACATACTTCTCAAGTAATTGATTCTTGCGTTCTACTGTAAATCTAGAACGCTCAATGGCATCCTCGTAGGATTTAATCTGAGATTTAAGAATCTTTTGTTTTGTTGGATCTGTGACCTTTTCAAGATCGTCAGTAAGTTGACGGATCTTAGCCTGGTAAATACCAATCTGCTTATCAGATACGCCACGAACTCGGTTGAGCATATTGTCAACAGTCTGAACTGATTGATTATCTGTAAAGTCAATCCAACCTTTAGGACGCTTATAGAAGAAACCTGTTAGAAAGCGAACTGGAGCGCTGGCTGCGCCAGCACGTAGATCAATAAATGATTGACTTCCAGCGAACGTTTGACGAAAAGAGGCAATCTTATCAACACTTGGGATAACATTTGGGTTAAGAATGGCAGAAGCGTTCATCTTCTGTAGGTTAGTCGCTAAGTCTGCCTCATACTGGGCTACAGTTGCAATGTTCTTTTCAAGATTATCGCCTTGGTTTACTAAATCTAGTGTGAATTGACCCGTTGTTTTATCAATTCCAGCGCCAAAGAACTTAGCGCCTACGATTTCATCTTGTAGGTTTGCTATGTCTGCAGCAATGTTTGCGTTTGTCTGAAGTAATCGCATCGCTGCATCTGTATCACCCATTGCCCACTGAACAATATCGGTCTTAGCCTGATGCCTAGCAGCAGTATCTTCGATTTTATTGGCCTTAGCCATTAAATCTGCAAATGATGCAGGAGCGGCAGATTCACGAATTGACTTAACTCGGATAAGATCAGTGACATTCATATCATCTGTCTTCTCAACGAAGTCTTGTAGCGTAGCCTTGATTCGTTCTGCTCTGCGACCCGTTTGTTCGCCTGCTAAAACTGCTTTGACTTCCTGAGTTCCACTTACTGCAAAGCGAGCGGCACGGGCTACTTTAACGCCCTTACCTACCACCATAAATGGATCTATAACAAAGCGAGCAACTACATCCGTTCCCCAAGATGAGAAGCGACCATAGGTCTGCTCGCGGAATGCTTCTTCTGCCTGGTTCTTGTCATAGATATTAAAATCATTAGCAGCAAAAAGTAGATGATCTTTAATGAACTTCTCTGTCTTATTTCTAGACCTGCCCATTGTAGCAGCGTTAAGAGCATCTTCAATAAGATTGATTGGTTGACCAATGAATCCAGCGACTAGCGCACGACCTGGAGAAATTTGGCGAGCCTTTTCCCAAGACTGACGAACTGCATCTGCGTTAAAGTTACCCTTGTATAAAGGGTTGTTTTCATCTCTTAGTTGTAAACCAAAAGTAACTGCTTGCGCTGATAGGTTGTAAGCCTTCTCCATACCAGCAAATAGTTTGCCCCAAAAGCCAGGACCCTTTTCGGTTTCTTTAACTTGTTGTTGGCGATAAAACATATCCTGCGCTTGAGCGCGATCTTGTGGAGGCAACGAGCGACCGAAGTCGGCAGGTGCTGCTAAGGAAACCGGCTTGCGAGCATCGCTATTGTATGCGGAATTGAACGCACCCATTGTGTCGAATGCAGATGGATTCTTAGACTTTAACTTGTCAGAATAAATCCTCTGCGCGATTTCTCTATCACTCATAGAAGATTGGCCCTGATTTGCCTAACGTAGTTACGAAACGCCTGAGACGAATCTGGTGATGCTGCTAAAACTTCTAATGCTGGAAGATAAGAAACCATACGAGCCTTATCTTCTTCTGTATCAATGTTGTTGTTAATACCTAAAACTTCTGGACCAGCACCTGGTCCCATAGGGATACCAGTTGTAATTGGCTCATCTGGACGTTGTGACGGTGCATAAAGTGGAGTAACTGGAGCCTGCTCTGCAGCGGCGCGAACATCGCTTGCTCTAGCGCCACGAACATCTGGGGTCTTAGCAAGTGGGGCGCCTGACTTAATAGCAGCAGTCTCAACACCTTCACCGTATGCAATAGAACCCATATTCATATCAGTTCTTTTGGAGAACTTGCCTGGACCGGCTGCACCTGCGAGTGGTCCTCTAGCCATTGTTGTCCTCCATCGTTTCTAAATCTACTGTAAATTGTTCCCAAGCCTGATTTACTTGGTTCTTTCTGATTGCGTTATATGTCGCCAAATCTAAAACTTCTTCTGCAAATACGTGAACTGCACTCATAATGTTATGAAATAAACCTGCAAACAAAACAAATATATCGGCGAGACGGACAGAGCGCGGTATGTAATCTGGTTTCTTATCCACACTCTGTCCTCTCGTTAAGTTTTAACCTAAGCCTTCTTGCCTTTGCGAGCTTTTCCAGCATAGCCAAATTCGACTTTGCCTCCTGGCTTCTTCATATCCTTCTTGCCCTCAACTGGCTTTGCCATTGGAGCCTTTGCGCGACCACCTTTTTTCATTTATCCACCTCCTAGCCTGCAATTTGTGCAAGTAGACTTGCGATGTCGGGACGAGCGCCAGCAGCAGGGGCCGCACCAGCCATCATTTCTGGAGTTGGCTGCGAGGCAGGGGCTGGGGCCATACCTGCCGCTGGAACTTCTTCGCCCATCATCGGAACTTCTGGTTGTGGCTCTGGGGCGAATACTTCTTCTACAATCGTTTCGAGTTGCTTACCCTTTTGTCGACCCTTAATGACTTCAGCAATTCTTGAAACAATGAGTGAAGGATCTTGACCTTGTGATGCAAGCGCGGGGATAGTCTGAGCATACTGAGCAACAGCAACACGAAGAGAATCACGCATCTCTTCGATGTCAACACGTTGTTCTTCTTGGGTAACATTTAACTCCATTGGTATTTCACGACGTACATAATCACGAGAAACAAGTTTGTCAGAACGCATCTGTAGCAAAGCGATGATTGCACGGTTAGGATCCATACCGGACATAATTCCGTAGCGAACATCTACGCTATATTCACCAGCGATTTGTCTGCTTGGTACATACTTCATATTAAACGGCGTACCATCATCAACGCCCTTGATTTCCTTGGTCATATTGCCAAAGATTTTCTCATCTACCTCAAGGCAGAGAGATACAAGTTCGGTAAATAGACGAGCAAACTGTGCTTGTGCTGCACGAATCTGAGTATCAAAGCCAGCCTGTAGCGCTTGTACACCGCGACCGGTGATAATGGAAGCATCTAGGTTTCCGCTTCTAGTCTCTGGATAACGAGCGCCGAGTCTTAACTCTCGCTCAAGTACACCAGATTCAGCGAATACTCCAGGAGGAAGTTCTAGCGGCACACGGCGAATGCCTTGTGGGTTAGCAGAGCGCATAATCGAATCAGGACCGAGCGCGAGTTCTTGCACATCTTGTGGAATGGCAATAGGTGCCTGTATGGATTTCTCTGCTGCTTGTATTTGCAGAACTGCAAATCGGGCGCGAGCCAACTGCACCGCTAGAACATCATCAAACTGACCGCGTGCTTCACCGTCAAGAGAGGAACGGACAGCAACACGTGCTAGACACTTACCAATAGCATTAGGCAAGTTAGATAGAACTAAGTTATTACGGTCAGGAACATAGATCATATCCTGGTCTTTGTCGTGATAACGGACCATTGTGATATAAGGAGAACCTGTAGCGTATTGAGACTTTGCAACAATCTGGTTATAGAACTCTGGATACTGCATAGCAAGAGTTTCTGCATCGGTATTTACTACCTGAGTAATTGAGATACAACGACCGAATCTATCAATCTCTGGGTAGACGCCAAATGGATTAAGCAAACGAATGCGAGGATTGTTTGTCTCATAATCCATCTCAACAATAGATGGCAACATACCGTAGGTATTGAACCAGTCAGCGCCCTGATACATCTGAATTTGTAGTTCAGACATTGAAACAAAGTAATTAGCGATTCTAGTTCTAGTATCTGCAGCCTTACGAGCAGAGTCTGAAACCATATTGGTAGCAGCGCAGTTAAACGATGGCAGTGGTGCCATAGCCTCTGCTAAGTCACGCGCTGCAACATCTATGAAGTTAGCAACGAGTGGCTTTGGATACTCCTCAGAGAACATCGCTGGGTAGACCTTGGAGATATCTCCTTGGCGTACCGAAAGCACGTCACGCATACGCTGATCGCGGGCAGCGTACTTAGACTGCATACGCGCTACCTTTGCGATAACCTCTTTGGTAGTTAACATTTTACCTACTTCTTCTTAGACTTCTTGGCTTTTTCTTGTTCTTTACGAACTTGATAACCTGCGACAGCAGCAGCAGGTACTTTAAGTTTAGCCGCAGTCTTTTTCTTTGCTGCGGATTTTGCAACGGATACTTGTCCTGCTTCACCTTTACGTGGATTTACCACTCGCTGGATTCTTGCTTTGGTGCCTGGTTTTGGTGAGCCAGCCTTCTTTGCACCAGGAGTTTTCAAGGTTATATTTGCATTCTTTGCTTGTGTACCTGTTGTAACTTTTACGTATGGAGTTTTCTTTGATATTGCTTCTTTAACAATTTTTGCTGTGCGAGCGCCTTTAATAGTTGCGCCTGCTGCTGGGACGAGGATAGAGCCAACAAGTACGCCTAAGTCTTTTAGGTTCTGAACGTTTTTCTTAGAAGGCATCTTAACTGGCTTGCCTTTACGCTCTGCAAGTTGCTTACGCAACAAGGCGGCACCTTCGCCGCGAGTGTAAGTCTTAGACTTTTTCTCAGCCATTAGTTTACCTACTTTTTCTTAGAAGACTTTGGTCTCATCCCAGGCTTCATATTCTTTGGAGCCTTTGCTAATGGGGCTGGTTTAATCTTTCTTGGTGGGTTCTTCTTGGTTGGTTTTGTATAACCCATACCTGGCAGGATTACATCGTAATCTGGTGGAATCCTTTTTCTGCCCTTAATTGGAACCTTCTTGCCTTCCATAATTGCTTTATCAAGCGCATTCATTTTCTTCTTAGCAGGCATTATTAGCGCTTCTTGCCCTGCTTAAATCCATAAGGATATTCTCCGCTTTTGGTTGTTATTTTTCCTGCGCGAGTACCCTTCTTGCCTGTTGCAGCAGCGCGAGCAGTCTCTCCAACTTGCTTTGCAATGTTTCTTGTTGCTTTACCAACTGAACCTTTTACTGTGGCGTAGTCACCTTTTGTTGTGGTCTTTGCAAGAACTGTAGCATTGCTTACAGCCTTAGCGATGTCACGTGCTTCACGTGCTGTGATTTTGTAACGCTTTGCAACTTTATCGATTGCACTCATATTTTTCTTTGCCATTTGTTTTTCTCCTTATATGAACTGACGTTCACTCTCTTGTAATAGTTGGTCAATGTTGACAACCATTCTTTTGCCTCGCTCGTAACGAGACAAAAACGGATTTCTTAGATGATGTTGTTGGTGGATTCCATTGTTAAGCCACTCTCTTGCTTTGATTTCACAGAACCAA